ATTTTGGACTGGTATCTGCGTTTCTGATCAAATATTACGGGGCAGGATGCGGGCAAATGCTCGACCATCCGCTCGGGACGATCACCACAAAAGACCGGTTCGGATTGGTCAACGTGATTTTGGACATCAAAGGAGAAAAGTATATCATCTATGATATTTTTCTGCGGATGCTGAAACCGGAAGAGCTAAAACAGATGCAGGGATTTCCGAAAGATTACATTATCAACCGAGATTACAACTGGAAAAATTATCCAGTTGCAAAGCAGGTAGCGCGGATCGGGAACAGCGTGGTGCCGATCATGGCTCAAAAGCTGGTAGAAGCCAACTGCCCGTACTTAAAAGTAGGGGAGCGGGTGCCGAATCTGAATATCGATGACAGCCAGGAACAGCTGAGATTTGCGTAAAGAAGAAGGAGGAAGAAGATGCTGATTAGAAGCCAGGACAAGAAAAAAGTGGTGAACACCGGTGATCTGACAATGTTCGTGTACAAGAAAAACGAAAATTGTCATTGCATCTGCACAGAACGGTGTGAGGAGCTGGGAAGCTACAAAACAGAGGAAAGAGCGATGGAAGTGCTGCATCTGATCGCAAAACAGAGTGCACAGTGCAAAGCAGTAGAGATTCTGTGTGGGCCGGTGCATGATGGACAAACGCAAAGCATTGCTCTTTTGCTGGCGGAAGAAATCGAAAAAATGTGGTATACGGATATGCCGGAGGAGTGAAGATGGGAAGAGTGAAAAGACTTACAGAAGATTCTTTTGACGGTACCGCATATATTAAGCTGTGCGGTACCAGTTGCCCGTACGACGGGGAATACTGTGCATCAGATGAATGCCGAGTACTAAACGAGGTAGCCGAAAAGTTGGCGCGGTATGAGAGACTGGAAGAACAGATCGCGGAGTCGGCAGAACAATATATACAAAAAGGAATTGCTATGCCTTATGCTGTAATGCCAGAAGTGACAAGAGGAGTAGTTAAAACGGTCTTTGAAGGGTTTGGAGGAGGTGAGGAAGAATGAGTAGAGCATACAAATGTGACAGATGTGGCGCACTGTATGAGTCGTATGAGGGAGAGAATGGAGATGATGTATTAAAGCCAACTAAAGTAATGTTTCGTTGTACTACAAAAGATAGACATTATTATGATACACAGTTTTTTGACTTGTGCCAGAAATGCATGAAAGAAATCTTAGAAATCATGAACTTGGATGAAGAAGGAGAGAAAAAATCAAAATGACTAAAGAAGAACTTGTGATAGGGAACAGGTATAAGATCCGCCGCCCGTCAATCGCGGATGGCAACGTAAATTCGTATCAGTGGAGCGATGCAACTTTGGTTGATATCTCTACACATATTGCGGTATTCAGTGTGGGAGAGTACTGCGTCGCCTACAAATTCTGCCAGTTAAGAGATGAGGTAAAAGAAGCGTAATGCAGAAAGGAGCTGCACCATGAGCATTCGGAGCACATTTTTGAAAGATTACGGGATTTCGAAAGAACTTGGGGATAAGATCGTATCATATTGCAGAAACGCGCACGACTACGACCAGAATCTTATCTTACAGGCTGCACAGAAGACTTGCCCGGAGATATCGAGTGCCCTGTTCGCGAATCTTACGCTTGGAATTGGGTATGACCGAATCAGCCAGGTGCAGTACATCCCAATGCAGCGGAAAGATTTCCAGGGATACAGGCGGAAGACAATCGAGGAACTGTATAGATTGCTGCTTCTGCACGGGAAGGAGTTAGAATGATAATCGGAGGGAAAGAAATAAGCGAAATTTTGGTGCGTACGAAAGAGAATGAGTTGATTCTAAGCATCACAGATAAAAACTTCATCTTAAAAAACGGTTATGATGTGGATCTTTGGCCATCAGCGGAGAAAAAATCCGAAGAAACGGAAAAATAATCTGATATTAAGCACAAAAAGGGTACAACGAAAAGCCCCCATGCAAGTACACTAAGAATAGAAGTGTATTAGTATGGGGGTGATTTTTATGCCTACAAACAAGACTTATGACAATCTCGAGAAAATGATCTTTTCCGGCGTGGGAGAGTACGGAATCCCCGAAATTATGCCGGAAGAGTACAAGCCGTGTGAGTGGATCGGATTCAACTACGCGGCCAACACAACGAAAAGAGCCGGGAAAGGCGTTCATTTCTTCCTGGATGACTACCAGTTCGAACGAGTATGGAATAATCCGGATCGTTACATTGAGGTACTGAGAGACTATGACTACGTGCTTTCACCGGATTTCAGCATGTACACGGACTTTCCGAAAGCCATGCAGATTTACAACCATTACAGAAAACACTGGTGCGCGGCATATATGCAAATGAATGGACTGCGTGTAATACCTACGATCGCATGGAGCGACGAAAGCTCGTTCGAGTGGTGCTTTGATGGCGAGCCGGTGGGAAGCGTGGTGGCAGTATCCAGTGTGGGAACGCAGAACAGCAAGGCGAAAAAGGCGGCATAGACTGGAAAACAGGAAAGAAATTGAAGAGGTAAACGATATGGGCGGACGAGGGGGGGCAAGCGGAATAGGCAGGAAAAGCCAATCCGCGTTGGACCCGAAAGCGAACACAAAAGATGTGACGTATAAAATCCAACATGGTATTGTGAGCTACGATGATTCCAGAGGAATTGAAAGTTACGGTATCAGATGGGACAAGGTAAGCAGCGTATCGGGACAAACCTACAACATACGAAGCATGTTAAAAGAAAAAGGCTTTCGGTGGGATGGAAAGACGAAGAGCTGGGTAAAGAAAGACTGATCGATAGGAAGGGGAGGATATTATGGCAAACCTAAACGCGATCATTAAAAAATTGCAACGCGCGCTGGTGAAGAATGGGCAAATCGTGAAGATAGGGACAACACAGTTCTATTCGAAGGAGCAACAGAGAATGATAACCATGTATATACTCTCAACCCCTGTTGATTTCCTCGGGAAAGCTGGCGTGTGGAAACAAATGGACTATCAGATCATCAGGACAGCATCACAGCTTGACTTGCTGAACTGTCTGGTAGATATGTGGAGGGCACTGCAAGAATGGCAATAGACAGAGGTGATTAGATGAGCGTAACGAAAAAACAAAAAGATTTCTGCCATGAGCTGATGGAATGCGGAAACAAGGCGGAAGCGGCAAGAAAAGCGGGGTATTCTGAGAAGACAGCGCCGCAAATGGCAAGTGAGAACTTAAAAAAGCCGAATGTCAGAGAGTATTTACGCCATCTGGAGGAGCAAGTGGAGAGCGAAAAGGTCGCTACTATCAAGGAAATACAGGAATTTTACACTTCGGTTATGAGAGGTGAAATAAAGGATCAGTTTGGACTTGAAGTGTCGATTGATACTAGGATGGCGGCAGGCCGGGAGCTTATGAAACGAATTGAACTGACGGAGAAAACGAAAGCAAACGGCGAGGGTATCACGATTATCAACAACATTCCGCGCCCGGAGGGAAAGAATGGAAAGCAGCGTAAACGCAGTAAATCTAACTGACATCATAGCGCCTGCATTCTATTCTGTGCATTGGGATATTCTGGACGGCAACCACACTTATTATGACCTGTACGGAGGACGCGGATCCACAAAGTCATCATTTGTAGGGGTTGAAATTCCGCTCGGGATGATGATGGACGCGGGAAAAGGAGAGCATACAAATGCTGTGATATTCCGAAAAGTTGGAAATACCCTGCGAGAATCGGTGTTTGAGCAGATTGCATGGGGAATTGATGCACTTGGTGCGAATGATCTTTGGTCGGCGAGTGTAAGCCCGATGCAGTATACTTATAAGCCGACCGGACAGAAGATCATCTTTCGCGGGCTGGATAAGGCAAAGAAAACGAAATCAATCAAGGCAAGCCGCGGATGGTTTAAATATCTGTGGTTTGAGGAACTTGACGAGTTCGCCGGAATCGAAGAAATCCGAACCGTACAGCAGTCCGTACTGCGTGGTGGCGATAAGTTCGTTGTATTCAAGACATTCAATCCGCCGATCAGCCGGAGCAACTGGGCGAACGTATACGTTGAAGAGCCGAGAGAGGACAGTTACAGGCACAAGAGCGACTATACAAGCGTTCCTGTGGACTGGCTTGGACAGCAGTTCATCGACGATGCAGAACACCTTAAAAAGACCAATGAGCGCGCGTATAAGCATGAGTATCTTGGTATTCCGGTTGGACTTGGAACGAATATATTTGAGCTTCTTGAGATCCGAACCATTACGGACGAGGAAATACAGAAATTCCAGTCTATCTACCAGGGACAAGACTGGGGTTGGTATCCGGATCCGAAAGCATTTATTCGGTCGGCTTATGTGCCTAATCAAGAAAAAGTGTATCTGCTTGACGAACTGGGCGGATGTAAGATCAGAAATGCCGCCATGGCGAAGCAGATCAAAGATAAGAGCTATGATGATTATTCTATATACTGTGGTGTAGACGAAGAGGAAAGCATAGTAGACTTCCGAGATGCAGGACTTCCGGCCAGAAGAGCGCTTGTTACTCCGGGCAGCCGAAAATATACTTTCGAATGGCTCCAGTGCAGAACGCTTGTTATTGATCCGGCACGGACACCACGAGCATATAAAGAAATCATCAATTACGAACATGAAATTGACGCAAATGGAGAAGTGATAGCGGACTATCCAGACGGTGATGATCACTGGATAGATTCTCTCAGGTATGCTACATCTCCAATATCAATGCGCAGGGGGTATAGTGCATAATGTGCGAATTTTGCGATGAGCTGAAAAACTGGAAAACCTTAGAAAGATTCGATCAGCGTGCACGGTACGTCTATAAGTGTAAGCTGATACGCAAGACGATGGTCGAGACAAGAGCGGCGGGGAGCATCGATGGAACGCCGCATAACGTCAATTACTGCCCGATGTGCGGCAGAAAAGTGACAGAGGGCTAGGAATGGGACTGATAACAACTATTAAGAGGTGGCTAAGCATGTTTTTTCGAAGCGAAGCGGAGCAGGCGTTTGATGTTGATGTGATCGAATCGCCGGTAATGGATACGGTCATAAAAAAGTGCGCTGCGGTTTATGCCGGCGAACCGCTGTGGAAAGATGTTAAGAACGGCATCCGAACAATCAATTTTGCAAAATCGCTAAGTTCAGAAACGGCGCGGCTTGCGACATTAGCAATTAAAATCACAATCGAGGGATCAGCACGGGCGGAATGGCTGCAGCAGCAGACGGATGCAGTGTTTTTCAGTATCCGAAAATGGGTGGAATATGGCTGTGCGTATGGCACGGTAGTCATCAAGCCGAACGGGAAGACGTTGGATGTATTCACACCTGATGAAGTGCTTATAACCGATTATGACAACCAGAATATCACCGGAATGATATTCAAAGATACGTACACGCAAGGAAAATGGTACTACACGCGGCTGGAATACCACCGATTTGCAGAAGAGAAGCAGGGTGAGGAAACAGTACGCCCTTACTATATTTCCAACCGGGCGTATCGATCGAAAACACCGGATTCAATCGGCGATCCGGTGGATCTGAAAGATACGAAATGGTCTGAGCTTATGGCAGACTCCCCGCCGATTCTGAAAGCGAACGGAGAAAGCCTGGATGGCCCGATGTTTGGCGTATTCGTGACACCGCAAGCGAACAACGTGGACAAGTCAACACCGCTCGGCCTGCCGGTGTATGCAGAAGCGATGGAAGAACTGAAAGATCTTGATATTGCGTATTCCCGCATGACCGGAGAAATCCACGACAGTGAACGAATCGTTCTGGCAGATGATCGGTTATTGTCTCCGGCTGGCACGCCGGTTAATAAGGTGAACCCGGGAGCTGCCGCAACGTCGAACTTGCCGAAGTACGTTCGAAACGTCTACGGCGATGGGCCGGATTCTTTCTACCAGGAAATCAACCCGACACTCAACACAGAAGTGAGGGTTAATGGAATCAATGCGTTATTGTCGCAGATCGGCTATAAGGCTGGATTCTCCAACGGCTATTTCGTGTTCGACCAAAAAACCGGTATGGTAACAGCAACTCAGGTTGAATCCGATGACCGGCGGACGATCCAATACATCAAGGATGTTCGGGATCAGCTCGAGAAGTGCATGGATGCCGTCTATTACGCGCTGAGCGTCTATGCGGATCTGTACGGCGAGAGTCCGGCGGGAGAGTACGAAGTAACGTATGATTTCGGTGATATTACGTACAACCGCGAGGAGGACCGCGCACGCTGGTGGAATTACGTTAATGCCGGAAAAGTACCGGCGTGGATGTATTTCGTCAAGTTCGAGGGATTCTCGGAGGAAGACGCAAAGGCAATGGTCGAAGAAGCCACTCCGAAAGAGGATGAGCTTTTTGACAGCAAATATAAGGAGGAATGATAACATGGATATGAGTGGAGTAGCAACAGTAGTCTGCATCACAGTAGTCTGCTATCTGGTAGGCATGGTGATGAAAGCAACGGATATTAGCAACAAGTGGATTCCGTGCGCAGTAGGATTGGCGGGAGCGGTGCTTGGCGTTGTTGGTATGTACACAATCCCGGACTTTCCGGCGCATGACGTGCTTAATGCGGTAGCCGTCGGCATTGTCAGCGGATTAGCAAGCACCGGAGCAAACCAGATCATCAAACAGGCACAGAAAGAGGAATAAGACATGCTTACCCCGGAGTATCTGCAGCACGCGGCAGAGGGCGCAGAAGCCATCACAGAGGATTTACACAACCGGATCATGCGGAAGATCGTCAAGGCGATTTTAACACGCATGGAACGCGGCGAAAACTACATGCTGACGGCGGCGGACAAGTGGAGAATCGAAGCACTGCAGGAAGCTGGCTATCTGCTGGAAGATATCCAGAAAGAGATAGCAAAGGCGACCAATCAGCAGCTATCAGAGATCAAATCAGCCTGCGTTGACGCGGGAATACAGACGCTCAAGTGGGACGACGCGGTATATAAGGCGGCTGGGCTGGTACCTACGCCGCTTCTTCTTTCCCCCACACTGATGCGCGTACTGGAAAGAGACTATAAGGCGACCGCGGGCACATGGCGGAACTTCACCCGGACGACCGCAGAAGAAGCGCAGAGACTTTTTATCAACGAGCTTGACAGCGCCTATCACAGGGTTCTGAGCGGCGGAGAGTCTTACGGCGCTGTGGTGGCTGATCTGATCGAGAAAGTGTCCGAGGAGGGGCTGACAGTCAAGTACCCGACAGGATACCGGCAGAGCCTTGAATCTGCGACCATGACCATCGTACGCACCGGTATAGCGCAGGCGGCGTGCGATGTATCAGAAGCGCGGATGGAGGAGATGGACTGGGATATTATTCTTGTTTCTGCTCATGTAGGCGCACGAACGGGAGACGGCGGGCAGAACCCGGGAAATCATCTTTGGTGGCAAGGGCGATTCTATTCCCGAACCGGAAAAAACAAGAAATACCCGAATTTCTACGAGGTGACCGGATACGGCACCGGCGAGGGGCTGGGTGGCTGGAATTGCCGTCATAGCTTCGGATCGGGAGACGGAAAGAACAACCCATTTGACGCTAAGAACATCTCATACGCAGATAATCGTAAGGTTGAAGAAGCACAGAAGCGGCAACGATTGTTGGAGCGCAGAATACGAAACAGCAAAAGGCAAATTCAAACTTTGCAATATGCTATAGACAACGCAAGCGATGACGAGACGAAAAGCAAATTGCAAAGTAGAACAGAGCAAAAAGCTAATTTGCTTAGTAAGCAAAATAAAGCATATCGCAAGTTTTGCGAAGACAACAACCTGCGCCCTTATGATGAGCGATTGAAAATAGCCCATTGGGACCGAAAACAGGCAGCAAGAGCCGCAGCGGATGCACGGCGATATCAAAAACGCAAAAAGGAAAAAGCAGATGATTGAGACGATTAATCAAATCATGATTCTCTGCGGCTGGATAACTACAGTAGGTGGCGCGATTGTGGTTCTGACCGGAGCATGGAAGAAATTCAAAAAGCCAGAGAGGGATCTGGAAAAGAGGATGCAGACGATGGAGGAGGATATCAAGGATATCAAGTCAAAACTTGAGAAAGATTATACCTCTATCCGCACCCAACGAGATGATATGAATCTGATAATGAGGAGCATGTTCAATCTGATCGAAAATAAGATTACAGGGAACAACATCGAGGGCTTAAAAAAAACGAGGGAAGAACTTGTAAATGCGATGACCGACAAGAAAAATTAAGAGGGCTTATCTTGAAAGTGTATGAATTCACAGTACCGGAGCTGGAATATTTTCGCACGTATTGTAATTTTACGCGTGACGAACGTACACTTTTTGATTATCGGAGTAGGAATATTCCGCTTGAAAAGTGTGCGGAACTAATGAACATTTCTGTTTCTACGGCAAAACGGATCAGTAGAAACGTAAATACAAAAATCGTAAAAGTATGTTAAATTTATCAAAGAAAGAGGGTAAAAAGCATGAAATTATTTATTTCACAGCCTATGAAAGGTAAAACAGATGAAGAAATTTTGGCAGAGCGGGAAAATGCTATTTCAAAATTTAAAAATGTGGAAGTGATTGACTCGTTTTTTAAGGGTGCACCGCACGATGCAACCCCATTGTGGTATTTGGGGGAAAGCTTAAAATTATTAGGGAAAGCTGATGTGGTTTATTTTTGCAAAGATTGGGAGAAATACAATGGTTGCACAATTGAACATGAATGTGCGATGCGTTATGGCAAAAGAATTGTCTACGCTAACTAATAAATCTTTTTTGAGCCTTTTATGGGACTTTGACGAACTGTCAGAGTCCTTTTTTTACGCCTAAAATAAAGGTAGAAAGAGAACGGAGGAATGAATATGTATCCGTATATTGACCCGCAAGCATTTGCGAACGAACAGGCAATGTTGCAGCAGAGAATTAATCAGTTGGAACAGGCGAGAAACCAGCAGATGAGCATGTATGCACCACAAAGTCAGCAACAGCAGCAGGCGCAGACCAGCAACGTAAATTGGATACAGGTTGCAGGTATCGAGGGCGCAAGAAATCAGATTGTCCAGCCTGGACACACTGCCTGGATGATGGACAACAACAGCCCTGTGTTCTACGTTAAGTCTGTGGACGGAATGGGAAGCGCGACTTTCAAGGTATTTCAGTTCGCCGAGATCTCGCCAGAAGCCCTAAACCCGGCACAGAGCCAGCCGAAAGAAGAAAGACAAGAATATGTTACGCGGCAGGAATTTGACGCTCTGCTGACGCGATTAGGCGAAAAGCCGGAGAATAAGGAGGAACCCGTATGAATCCATTAATGAGCATGATAGGCAATATGGGCGGCGGTAACAACCCGATGGGCGCGATGATGCAGGCTATGCAGATGGTCAATAAGCTCAAACAGGCGGGCAACCCGCAGGCCGCAGTAGAACAGATGGCGCAGACTAACCCGAACGTCAAGAAAGCTATGGATATGTGCAAAGGTAAGAACCCAAAGCAGGTATTCGAGGACATGTGCAGACAGAACGGGATGGACCCGGGGCAGTTCTCTGGGCTGATGAAATAAGATATTAGGGCGGTGCACAGCCTTAATAAATAGAAGGATAAGGAGAAAGAACCATGACAGATGGAACAATGGGACTTAGCGCGGCTGATGTAGCAGCCGTAACGAGAAACAATGACGATGACTGGGGCGGTGGCTGCTGGTGGATCTGGATTATTCTGCTGGCATTTCTGTTCCCGATGATGGGCGGATGGAACCGTGGCGGCGTTGAGACTGGCGTGCAGGACAATTTCATTTCTGATGAATTTGTCAAACGTGACATTTTCAATACCAATCAGAACGTTTCCAACACAGCTTGCCAGACGCAGAGAGACGTACTGGAAAACCGGTATACCAATCAGCTCGGCTTACAGCAGGTGCAGGCGGCACAGCAGAATTGTTGCTGTGAAACACAGAAAGAGATCCTGCAGAGCCGATATGATGCGGCACTCATGGCACAGAATATGCAGGCTCAGATGGCACAGTGTTGCTGTGACATCAAAGAGAGCATTCTGGCCGACGGAAACGCAACCAGACAGATGATGCAGGAAAACACCATCCAGGCACTCAGGGATAAGCTGTCAGACCGTGACCGCGATCTGCAGAACGCGTACAATCAGATTTCACAGGTTTCGCAGACCCGTACAATCATTGATGCGGTACGCCCGACACCTACACCGGCTTATCTTACATGTTCCCCGTATTTCGCGTACAACATGACCGGATACGGCGGATGTTGCGGAAATGGCGGTAACGTGCTGTGATGAGCACAAGCGAGCTGTCCGCGCTCGATCTTCTGAACCTGTTCGGTGTATTCCTGCAGGCGATGAATTATCAGAGCGACCTATCGCAGGCGAGCAATGCGGATATCGCAAAACACCTGCAGGAACAGGACAGAAAGTACCTTGACCGGATCATCGAAAACCAAAATAAAATAATCAGCATGTTGGAAGATTCCAAATCTACGAAACAGTAGTTGTGCAAAATTGCAGGGGTAGGCGCGGAGCTTGCCCCTGTTTCATTTCAAAAAAGGAGAGAAATTATGCTAAATGTAATTGCAAAAACAGAACAGACAGTAGCGGTAGGACAGAATGTTGTATTTACCAATACCCGCGTAAAATCCCGTCGTTGTGGATGCTCCAGCGGATGGCTGAACCACATCGAGGGAAGCGGAATTTTCACAATCACGAATCGGACGAACCTTCCGATCGCAGTAGAATTACAGTTCAATGGAAACGTAACAGCGGCGGCAGCAGGCGCGACCGTGCTTACGCTGAAACTGAACGGAGAAGCGGTTGGAGGAACAGAGATGGACTATACCGTGGTTACGGCGAACACTTATCAGAACGTGAGCGCGGACACGCTGATCCCTGTACCGGCAGGAACAAGCCTTACTGTATCAGTCGGAAATATTTCTACAACCGAAGTCCTGGTAAAAGACGCGAACCTCATCATCAAAAAAGTTGCGTAGGGGGTGACGAATCATGATTACTTTCCGAAGCAAAACAGACGTAACAGATGCGGATGCTATTTTTTCGGAAATCAACAGCCGCTTCGTGGCAGCTATCATGATGCACGGCCAGATGGCAGATTATTTCGATTTTCTCGGGCTGAAAGGTTATAAACGGATACATGAGTACCAGCACATCGCAGAAAGCCTTGAGCGCCGTAAGGTGTGCCGATATTACATCGAACGGCACGGGAAAATTATTCCAGATGCGTTTTCTGGCGAGGTTAAAATGATTCCGGACGGATGGTATGCCGCAAAAAGCATTTCCGTCGGAAAAGGCACCAAGCAGAAAGCCGTAGAGGATGGATTTTCCGCCTATCGCGAATGGGAAGAGGAGACAAAAGCGGTATATCAGAGCTATGCCGCAATGCTACTTGAAAAAGGAAATGTGGAAGATTTCATGCTTGTAGCTTCGCTGATAGATGATGTGGGCGATGAATTGAAAGAGGTTGACAAAATTATTCTTGATCTGATCTCGACCGGCTATGATATGGTCCATATCACTGAGTCGCAGAAAGAATTGAACGAAAAATACAAAAAACGCATGAAAGGAATCGAGGTTGAATGATGGGAAACGTGAAAGAAGTGCTGGAAAAGCAGTTGGAAAGAGAAAAAGAATCTGCGATGCAGAAACTCACGACAGATAACCTTGACGCAATGTTCAAAATCACGACCACGTTATGCAATATGCGAAAAATGGAGTGTGAGAGCATTCCTGCGGCCATGATGGACGCGTCAGAAACGCTGATTAAGAAGTACAGCAATGGAAAATACGATAAGAATATTGACGCGCTGTATGACGAGTACATTGCGGCAAAAATGGCGTACCAGGAACACGGAGACGCGGCGCACAAAGATAAGCTTATGGATTCCGTCGGCCGCCTGATGGTTGAGGTGTTCGATATGTTACAGGCGATGATTCTTGATGCGGATTTTCGCGACGAAAGACAGGCTATCATGCAGCAGATACGAAAGCTTGCTGATTCGTGATGACAAGAGGGGTACAACGAAAAACATTGAATATAGTATGATAGGAGCGTGAAAAGAAGTTGGGATGGGCTTGTAAGTCATTTTGATGTTCAATTCACCTCCTTTCGACGTTCTAGGGGATCCTGTTAAGAGCCTGCACAAGGCTCGGAACGTGTCTGAAATATGCCGCGTTTTCCGTTCCTCAAGCCTTTCTGAAAACGCGGCGTGTTTCTTATTACTATGAATTACACAATTGGGAAACAGTAATGGAAAACTGGCATCATCCCCCTTGATTCTGCCATAAGATGCTGGATCTTTGGACTGCTTGATAGGTTCGAATCCTATTTTCCCATTACCCCGGCAGAGGTTGATCTGCCTAAATCCATTACTGCCGACGGGCAGTTAAAAACAACGTTTAGGAGGATAGAAAATGCAGAATTACGAAGCAATTCTTTCAGAACTCGAAATCGAGATTCCGGAAGACAAAAAAGCAGATCTGAAAAAGAAGATGGAAGAAAACTATCGGACCAAATCAGATTATGACAAGGTAGTTACAAAGCGTGATGAGTACAAGAACTCGCTGGACGATGTGCAGAAAGAGCTGGAGGGATTCAAAGATGTGAACGTCGAAGAATTACAGACGAAAGTTACAACCCTCACCACACAGCTCAACGAAGAGAAAGCTGGACGGGCAGCAGATGCCAGAAAGGCAGAAGTCGAAAAACAGGTAAATGATTTCTTGACGGCTACAGACGAAAAGGGAGCGAAGAAATACGAGTTTTTGAACGATATTACTGCCGACTACTACCGCGCAGAGCTTACAAAAGCGCTGGATGCTGATTCTGCAAAAGGAAAGTCTATTTCGGATATCTTCACAGAGATGATTACCGACAAGGACGGAAAACAGAAAGCAGGGATTTTCGCGGATGCCGGAGCCAAAAAGGCAAAGAGCAATGCAGCCAAGTTCACACAGCCTACAACCGGCGGCAATGGCGGCGAGATTACGAAAGAAACTTTCCGCAAAATGAATCTTGATGAAAGACTCAAATTAAGAGAAGAAGATCCCGAGCTGTACGAAGCACTCTCGAAATAACACCGTTATCACGCGATAACGCTTGACCGCAAAAAGTTACGCGGTAGAAAGGAAACACAATGCCAAGAACTGGTACTTTTGGCGGCTTTTCATTTGATCCGGAGGTGTTCTCCGACTACATGAGCGAGCAGCCGACCTGGAATGACCGAATCTTAGCGTCTGGAATCCTTGTACAGGATCAGACGATCATGGATCTGATCGGAACAAAAGGAAACGTTGCAACACTTCCGTTCTATGTTCCGATTGATGAGGATGAATCTCACGCGCTCAACAATGATGGTGAAACCGACAACACCCCGACAGAGATCAGTGGAAAGAAACAGACTTGTATGCTGACCCAGCGTATGAAAGCATGGAAATCCCAGGATTTCACAAAAGAGCTGACCGGCGCTGACCCGATGACGCACGTTGCGAATTCAGTTGCTGGATTCTATCGGCAGGTAAGAACCCGTGATCTCATGGCTATTGTTGATGCAGTTCTTTCACTGGACGGTATGAAAGATCATGTTACGGATCTTTCGGCGACGGCATCTTCTGGGGTTACAACCGTAACCGATGCAAACAAAATCAATGATACAACACTGATTTTCGCGCAGCAGAAAGCAGTTGGAGACGCAGACGAGAACATGGGTCTGCTGGTCCTTAACTCTTACATCTACGCTCGTTACAAGGCTATGGGGCTGGTTGATTACAACAAGTACACGATCACCAATGCTATCGAGCGAGATGTTGAGCTTCCGACGATCGGCGGATTCATTCCAGTTGTATCTGATCGTTTCACGGTAGACACATCTACAGACGTTCCGATCTATAAGAGCTATATGATCGGATCTGGAACGGTGCTCACCTGCGATAAAACCAACTACGAGGACCCGTACTATGCAGACTACGATCCGGAAACCAAAGCCGGTATTCGTAAGTTGTACACAAAACAGGGCTACGTGCTGCATCCGAACGGATTCTCAATCAATGCAAACAGAATCACAAAAGAATCCCCGACCAATGCGGAACTCGGAGCAAAAGCGAACTGGTCACTTGCATTCAATCACAAAAACATCCGTATGGGACTGATTAAGTCCAACGGTTGACGGAGGTATCTGGCATGGCTTATGCAGATTATGAATTTTACACAACTTCATATTTCGGCGATACCGTGCCAGAATCCGACTTTCCGCGGTACGCCGAGCGGGCAAGTGATCGAATTGATGTTTTGACATTCGACCGGCTTGCAGACGGGCTGCCGGAAAACGAACGGGCACAGAAAAAGATCAAGAAAGCGGTCTGTACACTGGCGGATGCGTTTTTTCAGATCGACACCGTAAAAAATGCCGCGATGGAAACAGTAGGAACCGTAAAGAGAGAAGATGGAACGGTCATCAATAAGGCCGTTTCTTCGATTTCTTCCGGCAGTGAAAGCATCTCCTACGTGACCGGAACAAGCGGTACAAATTCCAGCGTCTACGGACAAGCGGCGATGGACAAAAAGGTAGAAAACGTGCTCGTGACACAGATTATTCTTGAAAATCTACAGGGCGTTATGACGGATGACGGCGTTCCGGTCCTGTATGCAGGAGTGAGGTTGTGATATGGGCGGAAGATGTAGCAACAGTGGAATGATGAAAACTGTAAACGGTAAGACGGTAAAACGCTTCAATACCCCCCTAAAGGCTGGAAACCCGTAGAAAATGCTCTTACGAATTCCAAAGGCTATACGTGGTACTCGAATGGAAAATCACGTTTTAGCGGTCAATATGAGACGGCGCTTGTAAAGAATAAGAAGTAGGTGAAACCATGTATGATGAAACCATAACTCTTTTCAATCGGTACGAAGATCAAACCGGGAATGTATTCTGGTATCCGACCGTGCTGCAGCATGTGGATCTTATCACAGATAAGGTCGCAAATATTGTCAGGACCGGTATTGACAGCGCCGATACGGCCAGCCTGCATGTGGCGTACACGCCAGATAACGGCACGATTGTGGTGCAGGGAAAGAAATGGTTATCGCCGAAAGCCTGGAAAGCTCAGACAAATGAAGAGCTTCCGGGAACGATCACTTTCGCCAGCGAGGATTTCTTTGTTTTGGGCGATTATTGCGTGAAGAAAGAACAAGCATATCTTATCGACCATAACGGAGCGTACGTGCAGGATCACAAAAAAATGCCGATTACAACAATCGTTGAACGACAGATGTACGGCGTGGTGAAAGACGCGGAATACACAAGCAGAGTAGACCGCGGATTCTATGACTACATGAATAAAAAATACGATAATGTGTTTTCCATCAGCAATGTAGGCGGTCCGTACAGGCTTATTCCTCATTTTGAAATAGGGGGAAAATAATGAGCAATACGAAACATTTCCCCAGTTTTTCGGTCGTGAATGGACATGTTAAGGTACAGGTAGACCTTACGAGGTTTGACAAGCAGTTCCAGGAAGCGCAGTTCTGGCTTGATGGACAGGTTATGAATGATATGATCCCGTACATGCCTTTTCGTGACGGAATCATGGTGGATGCAACCAGAGTGCGCAGTGCATCCATGCAGGGCACTGGAAAGGTGTGCGCAGGCGCTCCACCGTATGGACGGTTCCTGTACGAGGGAAAACTTATGGTTGATCCGGAGACGCGTTCAGCGTGGGCGAGACCTGGCGCAAAAAAAGTTGTTACTGATACACCACTGAAATTCGATAGAACCGCGCATCCGTCTGCTACGGATCACTGGTTTGATGCCGCAAAAGCGGCACACGGCAAAGAATGGGTGAAGGGAGTGAAGAAACGTGCCGGAGGAGGTTAAAAAAACTGTTACATACGATGTGGACGGATACGACATCGTAACGAAAGCGCTGGAAACAGTTCTGAACACTTTCCCCGGACTTCAGCCGACCGAAAAGATCAAGTTTTCTTCGCTCAAAGAGGATGAAGGGATTGCATTCTATCCAGTGAGTGGAGCTGTGGTTGCTTCTGAAAAGAAATACATCACAGGAATTGTGGATCAGCTTTGCAACTATCCGTTTTACATCGTGTATCGCTCAGCACCTACAACGCCGGGAATTAAGACAGAAATCAAAGAATTTCTTGACACTCTCGGAAAATGGCTGGAAAAACAGCCTGTGCAGGTGGATGGGAAAGAATATCATCTGGAATCTTACCCGACACTTACAGAAGGAAGAGTTATTGAATCTATAGCCCGCCTTACGCCATCTTATCTTGATACGGTGGCAGAAAACAAAGTGGAGGATTGGGTTATCAGCATGTCATTAAAATATCGAAAGAAATTCAAAAAATAATCATACCGGCACCGATTCGGCAGCCGCTGACCGCGAAAAGTTACGCGGTAGAAAGGAAAAAACATGTCAAAACTTGAGCGTGAAGCAATGGCCACTTACCTTGATTCGACATTCAAGAGAGTCGTGGCATCCGCAAGCTGGGTGCTGGTAGGTGATGACATCGAGGATATGTCCGTAGAGCTTAACCCGGACACCGAAACAACCAAAAATATTCTCGGCCAGACCAAAACGAGAGACAACGGATATGAGCCGTCTATGGACGCTGATCCGTTCTATGCTGACCCGGATAACAAACTGTATCCGGTACTGCGAGATATCGCCCTTGAACGTAAAAAAGGCGATGCCTGTAAAACCCTTATGCTGGAGGTCATCGTGGAGGACACAGCGGCGACCAATCATCTTGCGTACGTGCGTGAGGTCATCGTAAAACCGCAGTCTTACGGCGGCGATACTGCAGGTCTCAATATCCCGTTCGCTGTTTCTGAGGATGGCAAATTCACAAAAGGATACGTAAGCGCAGCTTCTCTTAAAACCGGAACTCCGGAATTTAATGAGGGCGCAGCGCCAGCTTCCGATAAAAGCACATCCCTGGCGTAAGATCACACACGAATAGAAAGGAGCTTTCCAATGAGCAACAAACTCGTAAAACCGCAGAGTAACGATATCATTATTGACGATGGCTTAAAAACTTATTATATCAAAAATAAGCAGGGCCATGTATACGGGAAATTTGATTTTCGACCGTCCGACACCAATCTTATCTCACGATATGATGAGGTTGTAGAGCATCTGAACAGCTTTTCAGCGCCTGAAAACGAACCGGCGGACATCAAAAAGGTTGAAAACATGGTTGCTGATGAGCTTTCCTATCTGATCGGATCGGATTCGAAAGAATCATTTTTCAGCATCTTAGGCCCGTTCTCTCCACTTGCTTCTGGAAAGCTGTTTTTCGAAGAAGTTGTTGACGCTATCGGCCGCGTGATCGAGACAGAGACCGAACACCGAGCGAAAAAAGTTCGAACACGTATGAATAAATACGTTGCTAAATATCGTAAATAATGGACGCGTGGAGCCTTCCGACATCGCTCAACGTTGCAGGCAAAGAATATCCAATACGCTCAGATTACCGAGTGGTATTGGATATTTTGCAATGCATGAACGATCCCGAAATTTTCGATCCAGATATGACCGAGGACGAAAAAAAGGCGGAACAGGTCATAAGCATGTTAGCCATCCTCTATATTGATTTTGACGATATGAAACCCGCCGAATGGGAAGAAGCTGTGGAAAAAGCATGTGAATTTATTGACTGCGGATTTTCTGAGGATACAAAGCGGAAAAGACCGAAATTGATGGACTGGATACAGGATGCAACCATTATTATACCGTCTATCAATAAGGTTGCCGGAAAAGATGTGCGCGGTCAGAAGTATCTGCACTGGTGGACTTTTTTTGCATTCTACATGGAGATCGGGGAAGGCACGTTTGCGACCGTGGTAAGTATCCGAGATAAAAAAGCCAAAGGAAAGAAACTGGACAAGTGGGAACAGGAATATTACAGAGATAACAAGGCTATCATCGATCTGAAATCGGCAAGCGGTCAGAGAAGCGAAGAAGAAAAAGCAGCTCTTAGAGAGCTTTTCGGAATATCAAAATAACTGCCGGAGCATACGAAGCACCGGCACAAACCGTTAAAAGTTACACGGTAGGAAGGAAAAACGCATGGCGGGACAGGCTGACGGCTATATCATCATTGATACGGAGATTGACACCAACGGCGCAAAAGCTGGCAGTAAGGAGCTGGAAGCGAATGTGCGGCAATGTATCTCGTCTATTAATGGTCTTGGAGACAAGGCCAAAGCATCACTCAACAAACAGGCGAATGCGTTCTCGAAGCTGAACGATCAGTATAGAGAACAAGAAAAAATAGTCGAACAGCTCAAAGAAAAGGTTGCTGAACTCGGAAAACAGCAGATACCGACCGACGAATACAAAGAGATCCAGGCGCAGATAGAGTCTGCTAAGACGCAGATGGACAAACTCATCTATGCGCAGGAAAAATTTGTGGCACTTGGCGGAAGCGAGGACAGCAAAAAGTATAAGAGCTATCAGTATGATATTGACCAGCTCGCAAAAACAATTGATGATGCAAACAAAGAATTACAAGAATTGGAGCGAAACGGAGAAGCGTTTTCTTCGGCGTTGGGCGGTGAAACTCCGACTTACAAATACAAAGAACTTGAATCTGAGCTTGAGTCATTAAGTCAAGAAATTGATGTGACAAAAGCAAAATGGGACGAATTGCGTGCGTCAAATACTGGTGGAATTAATGATGAAGAAATTAAAAGCACCTTAGAAAATCTCGATCTTCTGTATGAAAAATATAGTGCAGTAGAAGCGAAAATGCGCGAAAAGGAAAAATTTGGTACTGATGTAATCAAAACCGAGCCAGTAAAAGAAGCAACTGCAGCAATGGAAAAGTTGGCGCAGCAAGAAGAAAAGCTGGCCAGTATCAATGACCGGTTAAAAACCTCTTATGATGACGTAAAAGACAGCATTGACAGCTATTCAAACTCGGCGAATAATTCAGCGACTAAAAACGCATCAGACAACGCGTCAAAGTTGGCAAAATCCAACGAAAAAATTGCTGACAGTGGAAAGAAAGCCGCAAATTCTCTGAAAGAGACCGGAAGTGCTGCAGGAAATGCCAAAAACGGAATTATGACGTTGCTAAAATACGGTCTAGGCATCCGCTCATTATTCGTTCTTTTCAATAAGCTGAGAAGCGCGGTTGTGGCTGGAATGTCAAATTTGGCGCAGGAATCCGGCTCAACCAACTCGGCTATCTCTATGTTGTGGGGCAGCTTGGAACGGCTCAAAAACAGTCTTGCGACAGCATTTGCGCCGATTCTTACAGCGATTGCACCGATTCTGTCAAAATTCATCGACATGCTTAGCACCGCGGCAACTTACGTAAGCATGTTCTTTTCGATGCTGTCTGGTAAGAAAACATATACTCGAGCATTAGCTGTTCAGAAGGATTACGCGGCATCTCTAAGCGATACGGCATCGAGTGCGGAAGATGTAGCGGACGCAACCAACGACGCGGCAGATGCGGCAGATGCGGCCGCAGAAGCAACGGAAAAATACCTTTCCCCTCTCGATGATCTGAACAAGACGGATTCGAAAAGCGACAGCGGTTCCGGCAGCGGCGGTGGCGGCAAATCCCCGGGAGCTGGCGGCGGTGGAGGAGGAACAGGCAGTGCACCGATGTTCACGGAAGAGCAGATCCCTAACGCTTTTCTGGATAATCTGCAGAAAGTTTTTGATTTACTGAAAAAGATTAAAGACCTGTTTATGTCCGGCTTCTGGGATGGCCTTGGAGATTACAAACCGCAGCTTGCAGAACTGAAAAAGGATCTGGCATCCATCAAAAGGAATCTTGCTGAGATCTTCACGGACCCGGAAGTAGTAGGAGCTGCGAAACGCTTTGCAGAATCTGTAATCTATAATCTCGGGGTCGTGGCCGGATCAATAGCAAGCGTAGGCCTTACACTGGCTGTTAATCTTGTAGGCGGTTTTGAAAGCTATCTGAGCAGAAATAAAGATAGAATCAAGAAATTTTTGGTTGACGTTTTCAACGTCGGAGCAGAAATTGCAGATGAATTCGGACTTATCGCAAAAACGATAGCCGAAGTATTTGCAAAAACGTTTGGCACACAAACAGCGCAGGATTTGACAGGAAATCTTATCGGAATTTTTGCATCTTTAGGCGGCTTGGCTGTAGAAATTTTTGCACGATACGAGCGCGATAAAATGTATCTTGCCTGGCAGCCATGGATCGATAACAAAGATAAATTAGTTGAAGCGATTAACGAAACAATCGCACCTATTCAGCAACTCGCGCAGGTTATCGAGGACTTTTTAAACGATACATCCGACAAAATCATTGCATTTTATGATGAGATCGTTAAGCCATTTATTGATGATATCGAATCAGGCTGTGCGTCTATTTTGGCAACATTGCTTGATCTTTACAATAGTTATGTAGTGCCTATCATCGATGAATGGGGAACGCGGCTCGAAGATTTGATTAATGGACCTCTTACAGATTTTGTCGATAAATTCCTTGATGTGTGCGCAAAAATCATTGATGCGCTACAGCAAATTTGGAATAACGTTCTTGTTCCCCTTATTAATTGGATTCTTCAAAATGTAATTCCGTTATTGGCTCCTGTTGTACAATGGCTAGGCGACGCGGCTATTGATTTATTGGGCGCTGCGGTAGAAATGGCGAACGGAATTCTGGATATGCTCGGCGGTTTGATCGATTTCCTTGTTGGTGTGTTTACGGGCGACTGGAAAAAAGCTTTTTCCGGTGCAGGACAAATAGCACAGGGATTTGCGGATACATGCGGCGCTGTAATTGAATGGATTGGAGACTATATTTTAACTCCATTTATGTCACTGGTGAAAAAATTATTCTCTGTTGACTGGGTAAAATATTTTGGCGTAGCTGGCATTGCTCCGCAGGTGCTTTGCGATTTGATTAAGTCAATATTCAAAACTATGAAAAACGTATTTATTGGGATTATGAATTTTATTAAATACGCGTTTACTGGTGACTGGCGGAATGCTTGGCAGAGCGTCAAAAATATCTTTTCGAGTATCATGAGCGGAATTGGTGATGTTGTGCGTGCTCCGATTAATGGGATCATCAGCATGGTTAATCAGGCAATCGGAGCAATCAATAATCTGATCCGCGGCGTGAATAGAATTCCGCATGTAAATATTCCAACTATCGGAAGAATCCCACATCTGGCATCCGGTGCGGTCATCCCACCAAACCAGGAGTTTCTGGCAATGCTCGGAGATCAGAAAAGCGGAAATAATATCGAAGCACCAGAGGGGCTTATCCGTAAGATTGTCCGGGAAGAGTCTGGAAAAGGCAATGGAAGCTATACTTTCGTTGCACAGTTGGACAGAAAAGTCCTGTTCAAGGAAACAATCAGCGAAGCAAAGCTGCAGCAGATACAGGGTGGAAATAACCCATTCGAGCTGTCTACGACTTAAGGAGGGCATACATGGCACAAAATCATTTGCAGTTTGATGGCTACACGCCGCCAGATGTTGACGAAGATGGTTACACAATTGCTTTTGCAGCAACATCTTCGGACGATTCCGGGCGGCTTATGAACGGCAAAATGGTCAACACAAGGTTATTCACTGTTGAAGCGTATAACCTTAAATGGACCGATATTACCCTTGAAGCAGCAGCGGAAATCCTTTCAAAGACTGTTTTCAAGTCTCAGTTCAATTTCCATTATTTCAATATCAAAACCGCAAAATGGGAGACACATGCATTTTATGTTGCAAACGTTGACACAGCGATATATTCCCTCAAAGAGGGCGAGGAAAAATGCACAAGTCTTAGTTTCCAGGTAACGAGGATTGACCCATCATGAAAAATGTAAGCACAGAATTTAGGAAAAAAGTAGAAAACGGTTCTGCATGTTATGCGTACGCGAACGTGGTTTTACGGAACGGCACAAAATTGACTCTGGATCCGTCCAAAGATTTTCGAATTGACGGTAACAGCATCACCACCAATGGGGGAAGTTCATTCCCCCTCGGTGTGGCGCTTTCAAGAACAATAGAGCTTAATTTGGATAACTACGACGGAAGATTTGATGCCATTGACTTTTACGGCGCAGAAATCACGCTTTTTACGGGAATGACGCTGGATGATGGAAGCGTAGAAAAAATCAAAGAGGGAATCTTTTCTGTAGTTGAGCCGACCACGCCGGGATCCACAATTACGCTTGTTGCTGCAGATTACATGGCGAAAACATCCGATAGTTACGTTGCAAATACGACGTTTCCGGCGACTATATTTAATATCTATCGGGATGTCTGCATTCAGTGTAATCTTGTTGCTGGCAGCGCGAAATTCACAAATGGTGATTTCGTGGTAGATGCAATTTCTGAAAATGTTACATGCAGGGAGATGCTCGGATATATCGCTATGATTGCTGGCGGAAATGCCATGTGCGATTCCAACGGTGCTGTTATTATTAAGAGCTATGATTTTTCCGGCCTTAAAAAGTCAGATGGCACGTATGATTACACGAAAGCACAGAATTTTTCTGGATTTCAGAAGAATCCGAGCATTTCGACAGATATGATTCGGATAACCGGAGTTAAGGCGGAGAACGACGATGGAGATGAAAAGCAATCTTATATTGTAGGTTCGGAAGATTACTGCTTCTTGATCGAAAATCCATTGATTTCCGGCAAAGAAGCACAGGCACTGCAGCTAATCGGAAATGTTATTGTCGGGCTGGAATTTTACACATTCAGCGGAGATCACATTTCAAACCCGCTTGCTGAGTTTATGGACCCGTGTTTCGTGCAGGATATGAAAGGAAATCTTTTCTTTTCCGTTCTGAGCAATATTACTTACACGTACCTTGGCAGTACGTCTATTTCTTGCGATACAGACAGCCCAGAAACCGTAAAGTCGCAAAAGGCGACATCTGGCTCGAAAGTATACCAGAATCTCAAAAAGCAGCAGCAGGTTATTAAAAAAGAATTTGAAAAACAGATGGACGCTCTCGAAAAACAGGTTTCCAACGCACCTGGAACCTATATTTCGAGCGAAGTGCAGCCGGATGGCAGCAGCATCTACTATCTGCACGATAAGCCTACACTTGCGGAATCCAAAAGTGTTTTCAAAATAACGGCTGATACAATCACAGCATCGACCGACGGCGGAAAGACTTGGAACGGTGGATTTACTGTAGATGGAGTCATGATAGCTAAGATCATGACTACTATTGGTATTAATTTCGATTGGGGAGTTGGCGGCACCCTTATCATCCAGGACAGAAACGGAAAACAGACCGTCTACATGGATGCTGAAACGGGAGAAGTCCGGCTTAGCGTGGTTTCTCTTTCCATTCAGGGCGAAACGGTGGCAGATATTGCCGAAAAAAAAGCGGAATCTTCTCTGAACGACTTTACAAGCAATATATACAACCCTATGATTTCCAACCTGCAAAAGCAGATTGACGGACAGATCGAAACGTTCTATTACGATTACGAGCCTACGCTAAACAACGTTCCGGCGAAAGAATGGGATACTGAGGAGAAAAAGACGGCTCATGAGGGAGACTTATTTTATTGGAAATCGAAAGGTTATGCGTACCGCTTCCAGAAAGACGGATCGGCGTGGAGTTGGCAGCTAGTACAGGATACCGATATCACGCTTGCTATGCAGAAAGCCGCAGAAGCTAAAGACACCGCAGATTCAAAACGCCGCGTTTTTACAGCTACGCCGTATCCTCCGTACGATGTAGGTGACCTGTGGGTGGGAAATGATACTTCCGACCTTATGAGATGTCAGCGCTCACGACAGTCTGGTGCCTATGATTCTTCTGACTGGATCAAGGCGGTTAAGTATACAGACGATTCTGAACTTAACAATTTCATCTACACCGATTATGCCGAAGCACTTGTCGAAATCTCCAAATCGATCGACAAGAAAGCCGAAACGTGGTTCCAGGCAACAGATCCGGCGCTCCAATGGACAGATAATAGCACATCTGAACCATTGCAGGACCATACCGGCGCGAATATTACGGACAGCACCGGTGCAAACATTCTGACCGTATGGGATCGCGAAAAAGCGGCTCATAACGGCGACTTGTGGCATAACACAACCAATAACGTCGAGTACATCTATAAGGATGGAACCTGGCACGAAATGAGCGTTCCAGACGATGTTTTTGACAAAATCGACGGCAAGGCGCAGATTTTTGTTGGCGAACCGATTCCCCCTTATGACGTAGGCGATACATGGTTCACCGGAACAACTATCCTTGTCTGCGTAGTTAAGCGCACATCTGGAAAGTATAATGCGTCCGACTGGGCGAAAAAAGATACTTATACAGACGATACCGCGCTTGAAAACTTCCTTTCTGGCGACTACAAAGAGACGATTGCCGACTTGTCTACTCAGATTGACGGTAAGGCGGAAACGTGGCGGCAGAGCACTGATCCGGCGGCCAATTGGACAACGGATGAGCTGAAATCCCAGCATAAGGGCGACTTGTGGAACAACACAGAGAACCAGAAAACTTATATCTATAATGGCTCAGCATGGCAGGAAATGACATCAACGCCGCCACAAGCCGTATTTGACGCGATTGATGGCAAGGCTCAGATTTTCGTTAAGCAGCCAACTACGCCGTATGATGTGGGTGACTTATGGTTCGATTCTTCCAGTGCAGATATTATGACCTGTACGACTGCGAGAGAGAGCGGAAATTTTAATGCTGCAGACTGGGAAAAAAGAAATAAATATACTGATGATTCCTCTCTTAACAACTGGATCAAGGGAGACTATGCAAAAACGCTCAAGGATGTGCAGACGCAGATAGATGGGAAAGCCGAAACGTGGCGGCAGAGCACAGACCCGTCTAAGTCGTGGACAACGGATGCACTGAAAAAGCAGCATAAGGGTGATCTGTGGTACAACACGACCGAGCAGAAATCCTATTTCTACAGCGGTAGCGCGTGGGAACAGATGAAAGCAGAGCCGCCGAGCGGTGTCTACGATGCCATCGACGGAAAGGCTCAGATTTTCGTAAGCCAGCCAAAACCTCCATACTCTGTAGGTGACCTCTGGTTTGACTCGACGAGTGCCGATATCATGACCTGCGTAACCGCCAGAGAGTCCGGCTCGTATGTTGCCGGAGATTGGCAGAAGAGAAATAAGTATACGGATGACTCCGCCGTAAAAGCAGTCAGCAAGGAGCTGGGCGATTTCATCACCGCGTATGACGACAAGATGGATAAAATCTCCAATTCGATCGACAAAAAAGCAGAAACATGGTATCAGACAACCGACCCATCCTTGCAGTGGACGGGAACGACCGAAGAAGCGTTGCTGGATCACACCGGAGCGACCGTTACGGACAGCACCGGCGCGGCAATCATGACCGTGATTGAAAGTGAAAAGATGGTTCACGATGGCGATCTCTGGAAAAACCCATCGACCAATAAGGAATACATCTATCAAGCCGGAATTTGGCATGAAATGAGCATCCCGAACGATGTTTTCGACATCATAGACGGAAAGGCTCAGATTTTCGTAAGCCAGCCAAAACCTCCGTACTCGATCGGCGACCTCTGGTTTGACTCATCGACCGCGGACATCATGACCTGCGTAACAGCCAGAGAGTCCGGCTCTTATGTTGCCGGAGACTGGCAGAAGAGAAATAAGTATACGGACAACTCCGCGGTAGATGCACTTGACAAGGCCTTAACACAGCTTGAAATTTTTAACCGACTCACCAATAACGGCGCGGCACAGGGCATTTTCTTGAAAGATGGAAAACTGTTCCTCAATTTCTCGTACGCACAAGGCGGAACCTTAAAACTTGGCGGAGTCAACAACGGCAACGGTCAAGCGGAAGTGTATGATTCCAGTGGAAATAAGATCGGAAGCTGGAACAAAGACGGTTTTAATTTGCAGAAAGGTTCCATATATGGTACGCAGATCCACCTTGAGTCACAAAATGACTATATACAAGGCACGGTCAACGGAAATGAAGCTGTCAAAATCTCCACAGGCGGCGTAAAAGTTGACAGTACGGCTAACTGGGGACTTGGCGTTACTCGGAAAGAATATATTTTTGAAATGAATCCGTACTTATTCCCTGGCGTTCGATTGCTTGACAAATCAACGGGAGCTGGAATTGGCAGCACGTGGACAAGCGGACACTTCGGAATGTGTTACACCGACGATCTTTCCGGATATTCCTCTGTCACTGATTCACTCTCGAATTATGGCGTATACATGAAAGCCGGAAAAGAGGATGCAAACGGCGGCTTTTATGCAATAGGAAATGGACTTGGAAAAGGTTCACATGTAACCGCAGAGGGAATTTACACTTCTGGAACCAAAAATAGAATTGTAGATACCGAAAACTACGGTCAGCGTCTCCAGTATTGCTATGAGATGCCAAGCCCGTTCTTCGGAGACATCGGAGAAGCGGAAACGGACGAAAACGGCCTGTGCTACGTTCAGATTGACGATATTTTCGGCGAAACAGTGCTGAGAAATGACAAGTATAACGTGTTCTTGCAAAAAGAGGGATGTGGTGACCTGTGGATCGAGGAAAAAACGGCAGACTACTTTTTGGTCAAAGGAACACCAAATATTAGCTTTTCATGGGAGCTGAAAGCTAAACAGGCAGATTACACGCTAGAAAGACTGGAAAAGAACGAAACTCCATATGAAAAAGAGCCGGAATTGGACTACAGCGAAATCGGCTATCAGACGTATATTGATTATGTAGAATCGAAAATTATAGCATGAAAGGAGAAACAATGAAAGTCTTAACAAGTTTTACGAAATTAGTAACCGGAGAGGGCATCCGGATCGCTTACACCTATTCAGAGGTGGACGATTCCGGCGACCTTATCAGTCAGAATAACCGCGGCAATTTTGTCGCGGTTAACCCGGAATTGAAAAAGCATATCGCCGCAATTGATGAATATATTGAAAATAATCAGCTCAATAAGGAGGAAAACTAATTGGCAAAATTCACAGATTACACCGAAAAAACAGAACCGGTAGACACCGACCTTGCTCTCATCTACGACACCCCAGCCAAAGTGAATAAAAAGTTTACTTTCGGCAATCTGTGGAAATGGATTGCTAAGAAAATCGTGTCCGAGGGTATCTCTCAGCTTGATACGACTAATAAGACAATCCCGGGAGCCATTAACGAATTAAATAGTAAGACAAGAATCAAACTAATAGACGTTAATATGACAATAAATGACAAAACAGCAACGATCAAATATAATATATCGGACACGGCTATTGGTTTATTATTGATTTCCGGTAATATTGGAGGTGGTGTATTTTTTTCGATTGTCATCAATTATGGAACAAAATATTCTATAAAACTACTTTCTTTCGTTGCATCAAATACCGATACGTCAAGTATTGTTATTAATTCAGATTTAGGTAAAATTACTTTTAACGGAAACTCCAAATTGGAGCTCTATTACGAAGTGCATGGATTATTACTTGGTTGAAATAATTCTATAGACTGCGGATTTAATTTATTAAAAATCTTGCTTAAATCTTGCTTTTTTGAAAAAAGACTTCCTATTTTCAAACAACGTGGTATAATGTAAGCACAACTAAAAAAAAGGAACCGGGCTATCCGACCAAAGACACACCCGGTTCCAAACTGCACCACAAAGGGTACGTGTATTATTATATCACAATACCCTCCCTTTGTGAACCACAAAAGGAGGTTTTTTTATGGCAGATTTTGCGACCGAGTTTATTACAAAGTTGAACGGCAAGCTCACACCGGAGCAGATGAAAGTTGTGCTTAACGAATTGGAGATCTTTTCGGAAGATTACAACATTGAAAAGAAGTGCAGGGATGTAGCGGTTCCGGATGATCTCTTACCAGCGTGCTATAAGGTCTACATGGTATCGAAAAAGGTTGAGGGCATGAGTCCGCAGTCGCTTATAACTTACAAATGTTATCTGGAACAGTTTTTGTACGCCGTAGGCAAGCCAGTTGAGAAAATCACGGCAAACGATATCCGCTTATATTTGTACGGGCTGGTTGGGAAGAACTCGGATCATACCATTGACACTAAGCGCATCGTTATCAATACGTTTCTTGACTGGTGTTGTCGGGAATATTACATTCCGGAGAACCCATGTGCGAAAATCCACGCCATTAAGTACGAGGAGAAGCCGCGAGAGCCACTTGATGGCATCGAGATGGAAATGGTACGGGATGCGTGCGTTGATCTTCGAGAAAGAGCAATGATCGAGCTTTTCTACAGTACCGGATGCCGTGTTTCGGAAATGGCGATCCTCAAAAAAGAAGATATTGATTTCTCCACGAAAGAAGTCAGATTGTTCGGAAAAGGCCGCAAACACCGAGTTTCTTATCTTAACGCCCGCGCAGAATACACTCTGCAGAAGTATTGGGATACCAGAAAAGACGATACAGATGCCGTTTTCTGTACAATACGTAAGCCTTACCATGCTCTGCAAAAGCAAGCTATAGAGCAGGTCATCCACAACATCGGCGTGCGATCCGGCATCGGGAGACCGCTATTTCCTCATCTGATCCGGCACACCACAGCTACAAATGCGATAGACCACGGCATGGACGTGACAGATCTGCAGAAACTCCTCGGTCATACGCGGATCAGTACCACGATGATCTACGCAAAAGTAACGCAGGAAAACGTAAGATACAGCCATCACCGATACGTAGTCTAACAAGCCTACAAAGAGCCGTGAGAAAAAGAGTACAATGTTCCTAAGAATTCAAATTTTGGGAAAAGGAGCATCGACAAATGAGAATTGACAGATCATTAATCAGTAACACGAACACTTACAGTGAGAACGATCCTAAATGTATCGTAGTCCACAACACGGATAACTTCGCCGCCGGAGCAGACGCGCTGGCACACGCACGAGCGCAGTATAACGGCAATTTTCAGAATATGTCCGCCCATTATTACGTGGATGATGGTGACACCGCCTATCAGGCGGCACCGCACAGCCGTGGGTGTTGGCACGTCGGGGTTAATTACGGCGGTAATAACCTGTTTGGACGCTACGGCAACCGTAGCAGCATCGGCGTTGAGATGTGCGTGCAGGCGGGATATAATTACGAAAAAGCGTTTCAGAACACGGTAGCGGTCGTCAAAGAGATCATGCGGGAGACTGGCATTCCGGCAAGTCGCGTATACCGCCACTACGATATCTGTAGCAAGCACTGCCCGAGCCAGATCATCGAGAGAGGGGATTGGGAGCGGTTTAAGAGCCTGATCAGTGACGCGGCATCGGTCGAACAGCCAGAAAGCGGAAAGTATGAGCCTGGTATTTACAAGGTCAATACCGACCTTAATATTAGAGAGCAGCCGAACGCAGACAGCCGACGAGTTGGAACGATCAAAGACCGCGGCAGCTACACGGTGACAGAAATTCAGAATGGAAGCTGGGGACGGCTGCTCTCCGGTGCTGGCTGGATTAACTGCCATACTAAGTATTGCACTTACGGCGGAGCAGCTCCGAAAGAAGAATCGACCGTAAAAGCGATTTCGGTTGATGGAGTATGGGGACCGGAGCTGACCAAACGCTTGCAGGAGATTTTTAAAACCGGAGTAGACGGCGTGATCAGTGACCAG